ATTGCCATTGCGATAGCAAAACCTTTTGACGCTCCGTCTGTCGTCAACGCTAATGTTCCTGCCGAACTGGGCAGAGTTAAAGTTATATCTGCTGTTGAAGCAGGACCAATAAGAGTAACCTTATTTGTACCATTATCAGAATCTTCAAAAAACTCAATAAATCCTGCTGATGTTGCTCCGTTTTTAATAGACATTCCTGCATTAAAAACATCTTTTGCTGTTGATGTAGAAACCCCTGTTTGCGCTGTAGTTCCGCTTATCTCTACATTTCCATTAACATCAATCAAAGTTGATGTAAGGTCAATTTCGTCCGTTGCTCCTATAGAAAGAACTGTAGCACTTGATCCTTGAACAAATTGACTAGCATCATTAAACATAAGTTTGTTTGTACCATTTAACGTAAGACCAACATCATTTGTATGCGTTAAAGTAGCATCCGAACCTGCTCCAAATTTTATAGCCGAACTGTCAGAAGTTAAAAGTATATCATCTCCAACATTTAAATCGTCTGTAATAGTGAGATCATCGTCAACCGTAAGATCTACAACACTTAAAGAAGCAAACGCATCTACAACCGCTGCTCCTGAACCGGCCCCATCTAAGTAAACCACTTTTGTAGTGCCGGCAGCTATTGTTACATTAGCACCAGAACCTTGACTAATAATTATGTTTTGAGAACCACTTGTACCATTTTCAATAATGTGAACCCTTTTCATCGTATTAGGTCCAATAGTAATGGTACAAGCTGAATCTAAAGTACCTGTATACTTTATGTATATAGACCGAGCTGCATCCGCACTAGCATCCGCAACAGTGCTTGTGTGCGTGTCGGCATTTGTTGTTATGGCTTCTGTTCCAAAACCCAACGCCTCTCCAATAAGTTCAAGATTAGTATTGGTCTTTGTTCCCCAAGTACCAGAAGCTTCACCGGTTCCTATTTCTTCTAATCTAAGGTTATTAACGTATGTGCTCATGTTTACCTCACGCTGCTATGTCTGTCCAAGATGGTGATTGACTCGGTGTAATTGTACTATAACTTGGGTTCTGACTTGGTATTATAGCACCCCAGACAAGAACTTGTCCAATACTTCCTGTTGCCGTTACTCCCGTAACTGAAACCTCTGCGGAGGAGGTTGTCGTTACCGATCCAACAGAGGAGGTTGTAGAAAACCCAACATTCGTTGTTTGTATATCTCCAAGAGAACTTGTAGTGGAAAACCCGTTTAAGGTTTCAAAAACAACTCCAAGACTAGCGGTGACACCAAAACCCGTTACCGTTACATTAGCATCTCCTGTTACGGTTGCACTTCCAATAGAACCCGCTAGTTGAGAAGATGTGTTTGTCGTTTGATAACTTCCTAAGGAGGCTGTAGTTCCAAACCCTGAAAGAACAACCGAAATTCCTACATTACCTGCGGATGTACCGATAGAAGTTGTTCCAACTGTTGTTATAGATTGTTCGCCATTCCAAGTGCCTTCATTCCATGAAGTTAAGGAACTACTCCAACCTTTAAAAGCAACAGTTGAATTGCTCATTAGGCTATCCTAATAATTGCATTACTCGCATCTGCTGTTGGAAACACAATAGTAAAATCGCCACCACTAGCAGACTTATCGGACCCAAAGTCTAAAACTGCCACTGAAGGATCTCCTGTCGCGGTATCATTAAAAATTAAAGCACCTCGTACAGAAGAAATAGTAACGGTGCTAAAAACTTCGTCTGCAAAATCAACTAAAGCCGTAGTTCCGCTTGTGGTCGGAGTTACAGGGTTAAGAGCTTGACCCTTTGCAGAATAATTAGTTCCGCTTATTTCATTACTTGAAGTGTATGCTGTCGTGGCAGCTGTAAAAGAGGCACTGTTATCATATAAGGCAATATTAAACGTATTACCTGTTGTCGCCGTAAAATTGTGAGTTCCTGTCATAAGCTCTTTTTTAAAAGAGGTACACAGAAAGTTTCCAGTAAAAGCCATTACATTCTCCTTATATATTCAGCTAGTTTCGGGTTTCCTGAATCCTTAATTGCATTATATACAGTAGTTCTATCACTTTTAATAGCCTGTCTCATATATATTGCAATAATTTTTTCCATTTCTTTTCGATAAGCGGTTGCCTGATCTTTTATTGCAGGGTGTGCATTATTAGAAATACCTATTATTTTATTAACACATCGCGATGCAACTTCTTCAGGAGTAGATCCCCTATTGTTGGTTGTTTCAACACTAACCGAAAAGTTATTAGACATAGTCAATTGATTCGTAAGCATTAAGTTTTAGCCTTTCTTATTTGTCCAGAATAATATTCATCTGAAACTTCTTGTGCTTCTCCTAAATTTTTAAGTCTAGATAAAGCCTCCCCAAGTCTTGTGTTGTACATGGTCATTACATCTTGTTCTCCCTTCATATAAATGTAACACTCTGCCAAAGAAGCATAAAGTAAAGCTAACTCTGCATTTTCACTCAACCACGTTGTCCCAGAATCCGACCCTGCGGTAATACTTGCAGGTCTATAAAAGTAACTTAAATAAACATCAAAAGCTGCGTCAGGAGTTGGTGCAATAATAAAATAATCTATATCAAACTGCGCGTAATATTTTGGTGTTCCTGTTGTTGATGAGTTTGGATTGTATGAAGTAACAAATTCTAAAGACTTAAACTGTAAATATTCGTGACTGCTACTATTTGTTAAACTTAATGAAAAAGGACTTAAAAAATCAGTGGGAACGGCTAAATACTGGTTACCGGAAGTCATTGATCCAGAAACATTTTTTTGAAAAAGATTTAATTGAACAGACTTTAATATTCGTTCTTCTGCTAGACGAATAAATGTTGGTAAGTTATTAACAAAAGATGTTTCATCGTTTTGTGTGTAATCTTGCAAAGCAGACTTTAATTGGGTGTATGTAAAACTCATGGTGTATTTGCTTGACCTCCCATGCCACTGTGATTTGTGCAGTAATAATACAAGGTAAGCGCTCCAGAAGCTACTGTTATTTGAGTATACGCTCCTGCACTCCCCGCAGTTCCATTTGTTGTAACTCCCGTAGTGTATTCACTTCCACCATTGTGTGATCCACCAGATGTTGTAGAAAACCTAAAGGGATGACCCGAATTAGACGAATCTGATTGATCAAACCTGTAAGTACTGCCTTCACTTAAATTTAATGTTACTTGTCTTGAGGTGTTAATATAATACCTATTTGAACCACTGTATGAAGCCACAGTTACTGTATACGTTGTAATTTCTGTAGTTACCGTTACAGACCCAATACTTCCTGCCACTCCCGATAGACTAACGGTTATACTTGAAGAGCTATCAGAGCTATCAGAACTCTCTTCACTTTCATCTGAGGATGTTACGTCTCCAGAAATAGTCACTGCACCAATGTTTCCAGTACCTACTAAGTTACTAGTTATAAACCCTAAAGGGTCTGTAAATCCCACAGGGTTAAATCCATACTGTGTTCTTCTTTCGACCGCTAGATCCGTAGGAGGTCTAGAATCTTTTAAGGCCTCTGCGTCAGGGTTTGTTTTTCTTGGAATAAGTTGTGGATGTTTCCGCTCAAACTCGTCTTTGCCAACGAGTAACCCATTCCATTCTTTTTTCATATCTCGAATTTTATACCTAAAACCCGACCTGTCTGATATTCCAAAAGCGTGACGACCTGTTGCAAACCGTCCCATCAATACACCGCATAATAATCTAAACTTGGAGATACTTGAAAAGAAGAACGGTCCCTATCTTCAGTCATGGCCCGTTCAAACTCTTCTTCATAAACTGCTTTTAAAAGTTGAACCTTGTTAGGCGCTCTTTTTATGGAAATATAGTAAGCAAGACCTGCAGCTAAACAGGGATAAAATCTAAACGGAATTTTTAATGTATTTACGGGAGTGTCTGCATCGTCTATCCTAGTTAGGGCGTCATAATAAATTACGTCCGTAGAATTTTCAGGTAAAGGCCATATTTTTAAATTTGGAGTTACTTGTCGATCCAAGAAAAACTGGTTTGGCCTACCCGTTGTAGCTTTGTTAGGAATGTTTAAATAAGCATCTCTACTTATTCTTGCCATAGACAAATAGGTCCCATCTCGTAAAACAGACATAGATAAAATGTCAATCACATCCGCATTTAAAGTATATTCACCGTCAGAGGAAGTTAAGGCTTGAGTTCTTTGAGTAATAGTCCATTGATTTAAGCCCCTGTTCGCCCACTCAGCTAACATTATATTCAAAGATCTTTTTGCACTCTTTAAATCATAACCCGTTCTAACCTCTAAACCACAACGTTCAAAAGCTTCTTCAATGTATTCGGTTACATCTAGTTCAAAGTTTGTTGATCCAGATATTGCCATCTATTTCTTCTTCACCTTGCCACCCATGCGCATACCTTTGGCTTTTACTTTGCCACCCATACGCATACCCTTGGCTTTCATCATACCGCCGGCTTTCATACCCTTGGCTTTAGTCTTAGTCTTTTTTACTTTTTTGTTTGTTTTAGCGCCCGCACCAAGATTTACTCTACTTGTCATTTGATTCTCCTTCATTGTACAAATTGTCAAAAATTCTATTTACGTCCAGTGTATAATCTAAATCTGATTTTGAATAGTGTAAATGTTGAGAAGGTCTAAAATCAGGCGCACCCTCTCCTGTTGAAAACCAAGCAGGATGAGTAACTCTCACTCTGTTGTTTGGCAAAGCCACTATATTTCCCGTCCATTCTCCCGCGTCTAATAACTGCAATACATGAGATTGTTTGTGTTGTGCAGGGTCATCTGCTATTTCGCTTTCTGTGTAATCAACAGTAAACAAATATTTTGCAGGAAAGAAACTACCCTCTATCTTTGCTAACCAAGGACAAGGAGTAGTTCTATCCATTACATACACCGCATGGTTATGAGAAGAACAGTCCCAAGGTTGCGCTTCATGTGTTTGCATAGGTTCAGGCCATTCTTCTAAAGGTATATCTCCAACTAAACCTGTTATGGGCATTCTAGCCCACATAGCTCCCCCATGAACGGTATCCTCATCCTCACCTTCTGCCTCGCATCCAGTAAATATTACTTGAAAGCTTAAACATCTGTTTGGTATGGTAGTAACTGCAACAACCATAGCGTGTAAAAACTCCCCGTGGTACTTTTCGTGATTATGCGTATATTCTTTCCTTACCCAACATTTGAAGTAAGGTATATTACTTTGTAGATACGCCATCTTAAAACAAAAAGCTTGTAACAGTGACCGCTAGTTGAACCGTAATAGCAAATAATATGGCCCAAATCCTAAAATCAAGTTTATCAATATCTTTTTTTATGTGCTCTAAGTGATTCGTTTCTATGCGTTCAACAATTTCTGTCAAGACACTTACCTTTTTATCTACTTCATGCAAAGAAGGTTTTGTCATCGACAACGCCACCTTTTTCTGGCTTGACGTAACCGACTGTTTGGATCGGCTGCTGCTTTTGGAAACTTTTTCATTTGACCCTT